AGGAACTGATGTTGTAATTGTTACTTGCTGACCAGGTGTTGCTCCATCACCTGATTCTATATTTGTAATATTAAGAGGGTCTGTTGCAAATGCACCCACAATCTCAAATTCAGGTCTTTGTGGTGCAAATGATTTTGGTGCTGATGGATACTTTTGATCTATATCACGACCAGATGCTCTGTTAAAGGCATTTGTTAATTTACTATAATAAATGTCTAAATCTGTTAATGCACTAAATTGGTCAAATGTATTAACACCATCTGCATACTCAAAACAAGTAATTTTATGATGAGAAAATGTTGGTTTTGAGCGATTGTTCTCACTAAAATCTGAAGGATCTGTGTATACTGTACCTGACTCATCACCATCAAAAATTGTAAACTGCCAGAAATAACAAGCACCTGTTATTCTGAATATTGCAGTTTGTCTTGTGCTTTCATCAGTTGGGTTAGGAACATATTTTGGTCTTACCTTAGTTTTTCTTAAATCTAAACCAACTATGGAGGTACCTCTAGGTACAACAACACCACCGTTTACACTATTAAATTTGTATAGAATATTATCTTCTTGTGTTAAATCGAAATTTGAGTCTAATGTAAGTTCTAAAGTATTAGATGCTCCTGTTGCTGCTCCTGCTGGACTAACTGCTTTTGCTACTCCACCATCATTTCTGATACCAAAACCAGGTCTATTATCTACTATATGCTCGCCAGGATATAAAAGTATTGTGGTTCTCTCAACTAGGTCGTTATCATCTCCTCTTAGATATGAAAATCTCGCAGCCTCAATGAGTGCTCTTTGAATTGTCTTGAAGGGTTTGGTTAATGAATTACCTTGATTTTCTATTCCATCAGTTGAATCAAGATCATTTGGATTCACATAAAGAATGCGACCTTCTGTATTCTTTATGAAATTCTCTAACTTATTAAGAGGCATCTTTTTTATCTACTATAATTTTGATGGCAATACCATGCAATACTAGGTCTATTTAGCTTCCTAGTCAAGTCATTATTTGACTACTTGTCTTTCTGAGTCACTAATTCCTTGTAAATTATTTGATCTGGTGAAAGTAATTGATCACATACTCTCAATATCCTTATAAACTCATCCGCAGTTTGACACGAAATCAATCTTTCATCACCGTTCTCACTAAGCAATACAAAGGAGCGAGAACATACATCTATTTCTACAATGAGAATAAAGTCGTCCATATCAATTTGTGAATGTTCTATTATAACTTATATATTATTTTATGCTTTCATAATGTAACAAAGTGCGTAATATGGTGGTAAGATACTAAATGACTGACCCATTGAACCACCTTGATCACCAGTGCTACCACTCATTGGGTGATTGTGTGTAGCATTAAAATCAACACCCGCAGTAGGACTATTAGATGCACTTCCTGTTACAGGTGAGTTTCCAGTATTTTTCTTTGTGAATACACCTGTTGCACCTCCAGCCACGTTATAACATTCTGATATTTTTGTAATATCACCCGTTAAAGTTCTATTAGTAACTGCTAAAGTTCCTCTCTGGTGAGTGTGGCTTGGTAGGTTTGCTGTTCCTAAGAGTTTAGTAGATTCACCACCAGTTGCACCAACACCGTATCCTGAACCAGCACCAACAATAAATTTATCTTGTAAATTTGGTGTTCCATTTTGTCCGTTACATAAGTACCATCCAGATGGAATAGCATTAGATGCACCAGACCATAAAACTATTACTCCTGTTGGTACTGCACCTACAGAAGCAGCGTCAACCCAGTTAACTTGAGATCCTGTTGATGTTAAAACTTGTCCATTATTTCCCTTTTCACCATCTTTATCTTCAAGACCTGCGTTAAGTCGAACATCTCTTGCCATATAGAGTTCTGTTCGATTCAATTTCATCCATTGTGTGAATGTGCCACCCACATCAATATTATCATAATCTCCAAGTTCAATGTATTCTCCACCACTATCATCAGATGTGGAAATTCTTAAATAACCATTATTATTACCACCTAACCATTCGATATTTGCATCATCATTAATAGCATTACCTGGACCAAATCGAATACGATCTAGATCTAATTGAGTGACATCAAGAGTTGCACTAGATGAAATTGTTAATTCAGTGCCACTTGTTCTAGTAACGGTGATATTACTTCCACCTGTGATTGTGATATCATCATTTGTATTTCCAGATTTAGTTACTCCATCTAATCTGATAGCTGTTGTACCGCTTGGGACTAATAAGTCATAAGTTGTATTTGTATCAGTGTTGGTATCAGTAGAGGAGATTGTTAGTTTATTCGCATTATTTCTTGTTATAGTAACGTTTGATCCAGCTGCTATCTCTACATCATCATTAGTTGAATCAGATCCAGATAATCTTATCTTAGTTGTTGAAACTGGGACTGATAAGTCATAGGTGGTGTTAGTATCTGTACCCACAGAACTAGAATTAACCCAATTTAATTGTGTACCTGTTGATGTTAAAACTTGGCCTGAAGTTCCGAGATCTCCATCCTTATCTTGTAAACCACCAGTAATTTTAACTCCATTAGAGGTAGTTTCAAATCGTTTTGTTCCAGTATAATATAAATCTACAGATCCTCCAGGCTTAAACGTAGCTATCTCATCTCCATTATCTGGATCGCCTCCATAATTTAATGTTCTGATTCTGATTGGACTACTATCAGATGTGATTCTTAATTCATTTCCTCTGTCAGAGATATATCCATTATTGTTATATGCAAATATCAATATTGGCATAGAACCAGAATCATATCCAACTTGAATTCCTTTCGTCCAATTAAAATTAGTTTCATCTGACTGTTTAATTTTAAGTGCACCAGCAGTATTAAATTGTAAATTTGTTCCGTTAAATGTTAAATTAGATTCACCATTTAATTCATTAGCAGTATTTGATCCTGTGATTATACGATTATCAGCATTGTTGTTAATTGTAGCAGTTGTACCCACAGAACTAGAATCTACCCAATTTAATTGTGATCCAGTAGATGTTAAAACTTGTCCTGAAGTTCCAAGATCTCCATCCTTATCTTGCAAACCACCAATGATTTTAACTCCATCAGTAGTGGTGGCAAATTTATCTGAACCATTATAATATAACTCCACAGCCCCACTTGTAATGCACCTAACCATGTGTTGAAAAGTGCCAGCATTATTGTTATATGCTAACTGAAGTTCTGCTCCATTTGAATGTAAGGCAAGGTTTCCAGTACCTTTATCCATAATGTGTGAGTGGCTACCATCGTGAAATATCTCTAAATCAGGGGTGGTTGTATCACCAAATGATAACTTTTTATTATCTGGTAAATGTAAATTAGTTCCATCAAATGTAAGATTTGACTCTGCATTTAATTCATTAACAGTATCTGAACCTGTGATTACCCTATTATCAGCATTATTATTAATTGTTGTTTGTGTATTAGTATCTGTAGATGAAAATGTAATTTGACCATCATCATTTCTTGTGATAGTCATATTTGATCCACCAACTAATCTAACAGTATCATCAGTTCCAGATGATGCATCTAAAAATAAATTTGGATTATTATTAGAACCAGATACTTGTTGTGCCTTTAGTAAGTAAGTTGTATTATTATCTGCAGCTGGTGTTACCCATGTAGGAGCAGAACCACCACCTTGACTTGTTAAAACTTGACCTGATGATCCATAATTTGCACCTGCAATTCCAAACTGTCCTGCAGCTGCGATTCTAAATCTTTCTGTAAAAGTGCTAGTATCTCTATTCCAATGTCCTATTTGTAAGACTTGTCCATTCTCAACAGTTAAGTCACCACCAGTATCAGTTCCTCCCTCTAAGTTAATGACAGGAGTATTAGTATTTGTATTAGATATGTCTAAAGTTGCTGTTGGTGCTACAGTATTCAATCCAACTTGGCCAGATGAGTCGATACGAAATCTTTCATCACCTTCAGTTGTAACTATAAAACGTCCGTTAGTGCCTGTATCAATTACCTCTGCAGATGTATTTCCTTCAATAATCCTATCTTTATCTATAGAAACTGGATCAATGAATACTAATGCATTTGCAGAAGAATTAACACTCACAAGTTTGTTTGCTTGACTTGTAAAATTAGCAGGTGTATCAGTTAATCCCGTAAATGTGGTTGGTGCGTCATTACCTGGATCACCCTTATCTCCTTTTATCGCATCACCCTTATCACCTTTTATTGCATCACCTTTATCTCCTTTATCTCCTTGATCACCAGTTTGTCCAATCTCTCCTTTATCTCCTTTAGAACCTGGTTCACCTTTTGCACCAGGATCTGGTATTCTTCTCCAAGCATATCCACTCCATCTCCAGTTCGCTCCTCCATCAGAGTGAACATCTCCTACATTTGGTGAATTTGGAAAATCAATTGCCATATTATGATGGTGTCGTCGGGAAAGTTACGTTCTCTGGATCTGATTCTGTTGCTGGTAAATCTCTTAAGTTTTGTCGATAAGTTTTCCACTCATTTTTCTTTGAATCGGTCAAAGGTGAGTCTGTAAATTGTGTCCAATCACTCTCTCTCAATAGAATATCTCTCATATGTCGGAGAGCACCGATATAATCTGTTCCAAAATGTTCTTTTATTATTGACCACCCATCTATTGCTGCCATCTGATTCCATTTATGTAATTTTAGATATTTATATTATATAATTAGATTCATTTGATTAATTTCATTACTAGCTATCCAACCAGTAGCGATATATTTTGTTTGGTATGGTGGATTACCTCTATGTAAGTGAGTGAAAGAACCAGGAAAAATTACTACTCTACCAGCTTTTGGTTTTATTTTTTGTTTCTGATACAAAAATTCTGTCTCACCACTATCGTTTATATCATTGAAATACACAGACCAAACTAATGTTCTATGAGAACAAGCGATATTATTTGATTCTGAGTGAAAATCGTGATATCCTTCAGTTGGCATTGTTTTTTGTAATAAACAGGTAGTGCTATGATATTGAAAATATTTTAAGAATGGATACCAATCAAAATATTGCTCTAAACATGCTCTCACAGCAGTCATTATATGGTTTGATATCGTTTGATTAAATGCTGCTATATCTAATTGAGCATCTTTAACACTTGTATGACTTCTGGGTACAATTTGAGTTGAATTATCTAATGTGTCGATTACATGTTTATTAAAATCATCTTTTGTTACATTATCCCATACACCTATAAAATCTTCATTTAAGAAAACTTCAGGTACATTAACTATTGGTTCAAACGCTGTCATAATTTAAGATCAAGATCTCCCTCTATTTTTTTTATTGGTTCTTTAATTTTTTTCATAGAAATTGTCTGTGATAATCTATTCAGAGTTTCATTTCTAAATGATTCCACAGCAGCACCTGTTTGTCTTTGTTGTTGAGAATTTTCTATCAATAAAGTTGGCATCCAATTTACTGCACACCCCCATTCATCAATTTCCTCACCAGTTTGAGGATGAGTTCCTCTGATTTGAGTAAACCAAGAGCATTTTAATCCAAGACAGTCCTCACCTATAAGTGGACAAAATTTTCCTTGTTCAAGTTTCATATTAATTCTTTGTACATATTATAACATCTGTGTACAAAACATTCAAGTTAAAGTTAGGATTTGTAAACCCGTGACCGTGACTAACATTACCACCGACTGATGATGTAGGACCTACATTTGGTGCATCATTTTTAGCAGTAATATTATATGTTTCATACTTATTACCTCTACCAGTACCAAAAGCAGCGTAGTTGTTAGCAGTCAAGTTAGAACCATTTTGCTGCTGTGGACCATAATTTCCTCTAAATGCATAGTGAGTGTGAGATGGAATTTCGTTTTGTGATAGTATATGTCCGTGAACTGAACCACTACCTGTGTTTACGGTGGAATTGAATCTACTCGAAAATGTATCACCACCGCCATCACTAACATTTCCAGATACAATTCTTAACGCTCGATCATTTCGAGAGGTGTCTTTTGTCCATCCAGTTGGTGCTGCTGATTGTTGGAATAACATTCTTGAACCAGAAGGAACACTCGCTGAGAATGTTGCTGATTCCACGTATCTACCATCTAAATCAACTGACTGATCTGATGCACCAGACACTGTTGCTGTTAACACACCATTACCAGTATCAAATGATAATCCAGTTAGATAATAGTTATCAGTTGCAACGCTTGTTGCAGTAGCAAATGTCAATCCATTAGCACTACTATTGACAACTACTAATTTATTCGCTTGACCTGAATAATTAGCTGGTGTGTCATCTAAATCCGTAAAGTCACCTGTTATACCACTCAAAGGAATCGAAGCAGTTAAATCACCTAATGAACCAGTTCGACCTAATGTTAAAGTACCACTACTAAATGAAAGAGAGTTTGCATAATTATCAACACTTCCACCAACTGTAGAGGCATTAACCCAATCTACTGCTGTACCAGTTGATACAAGAACTTGTCCGTTAGTTCCAGGACTATTACCAGCATCTTTTAATGTTGAACCAAGACGAACAGGTCTCGCCATATAAAATTCATCTCGATTTAACTTTGCCCATTGTGTAAAGACGTTACCAGAATAAGAAGATGCATCCACTTGATCATAATCACCTAATTCAATGTATTCTGAACCATTATCATCAGATGTTGAGATTCTTAGATAACCACCATTATTACCACCCAACCATTCGATATTTGCGTCATCATTAACAGCATTGTCAGGACCAAACCGAATACGATTTAGATCTAATTGAGTTATATCAATAGTTGCACTAGAGGCAATATTTAATTCAGTGGCACTTGTTCTAGTAACAGTAATATTACTACCACCTGTGATTGTGATATCATCATTTGTATTACCAGATTCTGTTGCACCTTCTAATCTTATAGCTGTTGTACCGCTTGGGACTAATAAATCATATTTCGTATCAACTGAACCACCAACATCAGTTGCTGGCACCCAATTAACTTGTGAACCAGTCGAAACAAGAACTTGACCATTAGTGCCTGTATCACCATCTTTGTCTTTAAGTGCACCCTTGATACGAACAGCACTTTCCATTGTAAGTTCATCTCGTGCTAACTTTGCCCATTGAGTAAATGTGCTTGTTAAATCTGCACCACCAGATCCACCGAGTGCATAGTCACCAAGTTCGATGTACTCATCAGGAGATCCAGTTGAGTCACTATCGTCAGATACAGAGATACGTAGATAACCATCATTACTACCACCCAACCATTCAAAGTTAGCATCATCAGATCCAGATGCACCTGGTCCAAATTGGATTCTTGAAAGATCGAGTAAATTAGTTACTGTTATAGATGAATTTGTTCCAATATTTAATTCAGTCGCACTTGTTCTGGACACAGTTATATTGCTACCACCAGTGATTGTAATATCATCATTGGTAGAGTCAGAACCTTCTAATCTTATTTTAGTGGTTCCAGACGGAACCGTTAGATCATAAGTTGTGTTATTATCTGCCGATTGATCATCGACAATTAAATCAATAGTTCCATCACTATCCTGATAAGTTGCAGAGATTCTTGTTTCAGTATTGCCACTAAACATTGCACCAACAATGTCTTGAACTTGCTCTGTTGTTAATTGAGTATTATCATCATCGGCAAAAATAATAGCGTTTCCAGAACTATTAACCTTAAGAATTTTATTAGCGGTATATGATGAAGGTGTATCTGTTAAACCTATAAAGGTATTATTACTGCTTGAACCAGTGTCAGTATTTGTAAAAGTAATCTTATCACCAGATCTAGCAATACTCAGTCCTGTACCAGCCTCAAACACTACATCATCATTAGTGGCATCAGATCCTATTAATCTTAATTTTTCTTGATTGGATGAGTCACCATCAACCATTGATATGTTGTACGTTGTATTGTTATCAGTTGTCATGTCATCCACAACCAAATCAATAGTTCCATCACTATCCTGATAAGTTGCAGAGATTCTTGTTTCAGTATTGCCACTAAACATTGCACCAACAATATCTTGCACTTCTTCTGCTGTTAACATATCATCTGTAATAGATGCCCAAGTTGGTGAATTATTTGCACCTTGACTTGTTAATACTTGACCTGATGTTCCATAATTGGCACCTCCTATTCCTAATGCTCCCAGAGTTCCAAATCTAAATCTTTCTGTAAAAGTGCCAGTGCTTCTATCAAAATGTCCTGTTTGTAAAACTTCTCCACTATTAACTGCTAAATCTCCATTGGAATTGCCACCACCACCTAACAGTAGAACAGGAACTGAATTGTCAGTAGTTACATCTTGTATATCAAGTGTTGCACTTGGAGCACTACTATTGATACCAACTTGACCCACCTGTGTGATGCGAACTTTTTCAATACCACCTGTTATCCAAGTATAAAATCCATCATTACCACCAATATTTGATCGTAATTCATCTCCTGATTCAACAGTAATATATGCTGAATTGCCTGAAGTAAAGTTATGAAGCTTAACTCCTAATCCTTCTGCTCCTCCAATATTTACAGTGTTAGTTCCTGTTGTTGTATTAATACCTAATTTACCTGCTTGAATTCTTATTGTCTCAGTTCCACCAGCGGTAAAACCTAACTGATTACCTGCTGGATGATTGAAGAAAGTATCAGTATCATTCTCCATGATAAGTCGAGCATCATTATTAATGGTGTTCACATCAAATTCAAACATCAAGTTAGTATTATCACTTTCAAAGAATTTTATTGATCCATCTGCGTAAAGATTTAAGTTACCATCACCGTTTATTTTAGCAATGTTTGTATTTTGTGAATATAAAAATAAATCATTTCCGATTACAACATCATTTGTGAACGTTGCTATACCTGCTGTGAATGTTGCTATACCTGCATTATTAATTCTTAATCTCTCTGTGCCATTTGTATCAACAGTAAATGTATCATTTTCAGGGAAACCAAAGCGAGTATTTAAATCACCAATATGTTTGATGTAGTCGTTTATATGAACACCATTTCTTGCTGTTATGATGCCTATAGCATCTACATTCGTAACATCTTCGTAAGTAAGAACTCCAGCTACAGAAAGATTACCACTTATGGAAACGTTACCTGTAAAATCAGAACCAGTCGCTTGAACAGATCCAACAAACTTTGTAGCAGTTATAATTCCAGTTGAATTAACATCATTTACAGACAAATTTGGGATTGTAGTAATTCCTAATGTTGGATTAATTCTAACAGCACCAGTATTTCCAGATTGACTTCCAATTCTTATTTCACTACCAACACCACATTGAATACCTAAATTTGTATTTAATGCTCTAATAATAGTGAAAGCACCTGCAGTAGGGGCTGCTGCTGCACTTGTTGTTGAGAATATTCTAAGTTTTCTGCCAAAAGGATCATCTGCACCAAATGTAGCGTAAGCATAACCATTAAAATTAAGTGAGGCATCTGATGCATCATAAACAATACTGTTCAATCTTTCAAAACCTGTAGCTCCTTTTATTTGTTGAGGGAAAAATATATCATTGCCAATAAATGATGTTACACCTACAACATTTACATCCCCTTGAATATCAACTTTTTTGAGTGGATTAGTGCTTCCAATACCAACTTTGCCATCACCCTTGATGCGAACCCTTTCTATTCCGTTAGTTGAAAAAACTATACTACGATTTAATCCGTGTCCCAAAACAATATTATTTGGACCACCAATTGACTGATATCCAGAACTATTCAACTGCAAAAATGCACTATTAAAATTTTCATCATTTCCAAATCGCAACATGCTAGTTGCACCAGTATCAATATTACGATTTAATATTCTTATTCCATCCTCTCCACCACTGTAATCTACATCAACTTTAAATCCTGGATCATCGGTTCCGATACCAACCGAACCAATACCTGTGATGCGAAGTCTCTCAACATTATTAGTTTTTGCAACTATTCTTCCATCAGTTCCAGTATCAATAGTTTCAACTTCAGTATCACCCTCAAAAATTTTATCAGAGGATCCACCACCTCCACCACCACCTGTTTGATTTTGCCATGTTGGTGCTGCAGAAGACCCTTGACTAGTTAAAACTTGACCTTGATTTCCATAATTTGTTCCTGGTAATCCAATCTGACCAACAGGACCAATACGGATTCTCTCACTTCCATTTGTATCTATTTGAACAAATCCATTTGTACCAGTATCGATTACCTCAACCTTTGAATCTTGAGCTTGAATTTTTTCTGAAGGTTCAGGGACTTTCTTCCACGCATATCCATTCCATCGCCAGGAAATAAAACCTACGACGTGCACATCTCCGATATTGGGATTATTTGGAAAATTAACTGCCATAAATTTATTTATCAGGTTGTGAGAAATACCAAGTAACGGCTACTCTCTTTTTTCCTTTAGTAACAGCTTCACCTCGATGTGGAAAACACCAATTTGATGGAAAAATAATTGCACTACCAACAGGAGGTTTATAGGATTGATGTGTAAAGATTGTCCTACCACCCTCAAAATCATTTGTTAGATATAAAATGATTGATAACACTCTACCATAAGCAGAATGATTTTTATAAAAGGCAACATCTTGATGCATTTTATATTCTTGACCACCAGAATATTCAAGTAACTGTATACCCTCTCTCCAAGAACGAACATTTACCCCACCAGGCACTGGATTATATCCGTATATGTAATTTATCTCTAATAATCTTTTTTTATATTCCTCTAAAGCTTGATTTAATTTATTATGTAATTTTTTTACTATTTTATCATTCTCATTGAGAGAAACACCCCAACTTGTTCTCATAGATTTATCAAGTCTTGTGCCCTTTCCTTTATCAATCACTAGTGATGGCTCAAATTGCAATTCATCTGCATATTGATTAAGTTCATGAACTTCATTATCATCAATAACTTTAATAATTTGGATCAAATCATTCATAATAAAATATGAGACCTTATGATGGCATTGTAGGCCAAGTTGGATTTTCAGGATCAGATTCAGTTGCAGGTAGATCTCTTAAACTTTGACGATATGTTTTCCACTCAGTTTTTTTGGAATCCGTAAGGGGGGAGTCTGTAAATTGCGTCCAATCACTTTCTCTTAACAAAATATTTCTCATATGTCGAAGAGCACCGATATAATCGGTTCCAAAATTTTCTTTTATTGACGAATAATCAGTGTCCATTTATATCAAGTTTTTAAATATTTATATTACAGTATGATATTTGTATTGTCATTACTAGCCAACCAACCAGTTGCAATATATTTTGATTCATATGGGGGATTACCTCGATGTAAATGAGTAAAAGAACCAGGAAAAATTAAAACTCTACCTGCTTTAGGATTTATTTTCCGTTTTTGATAAAGGAATTCTGTCTCTCCACTACCATCCAAATCATTAAAATACACTGACCAAACTAAAGTTCGATTTGCACAAGCAATATTATTAGATTCTGAATGCCAATCATGATATCCTTCTGTTGGGTTTGTTTTTTGCAACAAACAAGTAGTGCTATGATAATTAAAATTTTTTAAAAAAGGATGCCATTCAAAATATTGCATCAAACAAGTTCTGACAGCACCCATGATATGATTTGATATCAATGGGTTAAATGCTGCTATGTCTAATTGTGCATCTTTAACACTTGTATTACTTCTAGGTACAACTTGAGTTGATTCATCTAATATGTTGATAACATGATTATTAAAATCATCCAATGTAACATTGTCCCATACTCCAATAAAGTCTTCGTTTAAGAAAACTTTAGGTGTATTAATTGCTTCTTGAAACATAATTAATTTAAATCAGTCTTTCCTTCTAATCTATCAATCGGTTCATTGATTGTTTTCATGTTGATTGTTTGTGATATTCTATTCAAAGTTTCATTTCGGAATGATTCAATAGCAGAACTCGTTGATCTTTGTTGTTGAGAATTTTCTATCAATAAAAGAGGCATCCAGGTTACTGCACAGCACCATTCATCAACTGCTTCACCAGTTTGAGGATGATTACCCATTACATGTGTGAACCAAGAACATTTTAATTCAAGACAATCTTCACCTATAAGTGGGCAAAATTTTCCTTGTTCGAGTTTCATATTACCTTTTACTCCTATTATAACATATTTTTATGGTTTGTAAACTATTTAATTCTTTGAACACATTATAACATTAGCATACCTCACATTCATATTCATATTATGACTGTGACCTTGACTACTACCGATTTCTTGTGTTCTACCAACGTTTGGTTGGGAACCAGAAGCAGTAATATTATAAGATTCATAAAGATTACCTGCACCAGTACCACTAGCAGGATAATTATTAGCACTTAGATTAGATCCATTTCTTAATTGACCAGCATTACCTGATCTAAATGAATAGTGGAAGTGAGCTGGTATTTGTGCTGTTGTTAGTACATGATTATTAGTACTTTTACTACTACCAAAAATAGTGGTAAAAGCCGAACCACCAGAACTGAATGAACCACCCGTTCCATCTGAACCTCTTACAAGTTGCAGTGCTCTACTATTATATTGATTACCTGATTTTTGCGACCATCCCGAAGGTGCGGATGAATTAAAAAATAACATAACTGATCCACTTGGTACATCTGTAGCACCTGGTCCTGGTGGTCCTTGATTACCTTGATTACCAGGTGGTCCTTGATTACCTTGGTTTCCTGGTGGTCCTGGCGGTCCTGGTGGACCATCTTCACCTTGGTTTCCTTGATTTCCTTGATTTCCTTGATTACCCTGATTACCTTGGTTTCCTGGTGTGCCAGGTGCACCATCATCACCATCTTCACCAGGTGTACCAGGTGTACCATCATTACCTGGTGGTCCTGGTGGACCTGGCGGTCCTGAATCCGCTGCTACCCAATTTACCTGATTGCCTGTTGAAGAGAGAACTTGACCATTATTTCCCTTTTGACCATCTTTATCCTCCAAACCTGCATTTAAACGAACATCTCTTGCCATATAGAGTTCTGTTCGATTTAATTTCA